CTTATAGAACACCGCCTGAGCGAGGCGGATGGCTTCAAGGTGTTTCGGGAAGTCATCCAAACGCCGGGAGACGGGCAGATCATCTTCCAGGGCATGTCCGATCATACCGCAGAGAGCATCAAGAGCCTTGAGGGCTTCAAGCGGGCATGGGTAGAGGAAGCCCAGACACTATCGCCCACGTCGCTTGCGCTGCTTCGCCCGACGATCCGCGCCGACGGCTCGGAATTGTGGTTCTCTTGGAACCCGCGCCGCAAGTCCGATCCGGTGGACAAGATGCTACGGGGCGCGAACCTGCCAACCGACGCAAAGGTCATCCGTGTTAATTGGGCTGATAACAAGAAGTTCTTTCCTCGCGTTCTGGAACAAGAGCGCCTGGATTGTCTGAGAGAGACACCAGAGCAGTACGCCCATATCTGGGAGGGCGATTATGCGAGCGTCATGATTGGCGCTTATTTCGCATCGGCGCTGGCACAGGCCAAGAAAGAAGGGCGGTTTTCGCGGCTATCCCAGGATCCGCTTATGCCGATCCGAGCATTTTGGGACATCGGCGTCAGAGACGCAACGGCGATATGGATTGCCCAGTTTGTAGGTCGTGAAATCCGCGTCCTGGATTACTACGAGGCGATAGGCCAGCCGCTTGGCGCGCATCTGGCTTGGCTTCGCAGCAAAAACTACGAGAGCGCCATATGCGTTGTACCTCACGACGGCGCGCATCAGAATGTCGTGACGGCGGTTAAATTCGAGGATCATATTCGCGCGGCGGGCTTCAAGGCTGAAACTATACAGAACCAGGGCAAAGGCGCTGCCATGAAGCGCATTGAAGCGGCTCGCCGTCTATTCCCGAGCATCTGGTTTCACGCCGAAACCACACAGCCCGGCCTCGACGCGCTGGGCTGGTATCATGAAAAGCGCGACGATGACCGCGATATCGGTTTCGGCCCGGAGCACGATTGGTCTTGCCACGGCGCGGACGCATTCGGCCTCATGTGTGTGGCCTACGAAGAGCCGAAGATCAGAAGGCCAAGCGGCGAGCGCCATTACCGCGCGGGCGGTTGGATGGGATGATGACACAGCGTACTGGAAACCAGCTATTGACGCCTGAAGAGGCGGCGAAGTCGATTTTGAAGCTGCTAATCGAGCAGTGCGATAAGCACGGCCTGAGCGACAAGCAGCGAGAAAAGGTGTTTGATGCGGTGTCAGCAGGGCTCTTCTACAGCCGCTGACCTACCCGAAGTTGCGCTAAGAAAGCCTAATAACGTTACGTTTCGTGTCACCCTTTCACGGGCTGGCACCGCTCAAGGCCGATATTGAGCCTCCATTCACCTATCAAAGGTTGACGAATGTCCAAAGACGAAGACACCCTGAAAGAGGCGCGGGAAGCCTTTGACCTCGCTTACGATGCGGAAGCTGACAACCGCAACGAAGCGCTGGACGACCTGCGATTTGCCCGGCTTGGCGAACAATGGCCGGAAGCCATTGCGAAGAAGCGCAACATGGAAGAGCGCCCCATGCTGACCATAAACCGGCTGCCATCGTTTATCAGGCAGGTGGTTAACGATGCGCGCCAGAACAAGCCGCAGATGGTCGTCAAGCCCATGGACAGCGGGGCGGACCCGGAAACGGCCAAGGTGCTGGGCGGCCTGCTCAAGGCAATCGAGGTCGCGTCCAACGCCGATATCGCTTACGACACGGCGTTAGACTTCGCCGTCACGGGCGGATTTGGCTATTGGCGCATTGACGTTGAGTATGAGCACAACGATGCGTTTGAAAAGGGCCTGCGCATCAAGCGCATTGCCAACCCGTTCACGGTGTACGGCGATCCACACTCATTCGAGGCGGACAGCAGCGATTGGAATAGCGCGTTCGTCACGTCGCAAATCGCCATCGATGAATTCGAGCGGCAGTACAAGAGCGCGGAAAAGGTCGATTGGGACGGGCTGGGCTACGAGGACATTCAGGCCCCGTGGCGCGTTGACGAAGAAATCATGCTCGCCGAATGGTGGGCACGCGAAGAGATTGATCGGGAAATCTACAAGCTGTCCGACGGCAGGGTCATGGATGCCAGGGCGTGGGAGCAAGCCCGTGATCTTCTTGAGCCCGCAGGCATCGGGCCTGTGCAGCAACGGACCTCCAAGGGCTACAAAATTACCCACCGGCTCATGACCGGCGCTGAAATCCTCAGGGAGACTGAGTGGCCGGGCCAGTACATTCCGATTGTTCCGGTGTACGGCGAAGAGCTGAATATCGAGGGCAAGCGGTATTTTCGCAGCCTCATACGCGATGCCAAAGACGCGCAACGGATGTTCAACTATTGGCGCACCACCGCGACAGAATTGGTCGCTCTTGCGCCCCGTGTGCCGTTCATCGGCGAGGAAGGCGCATTCGAAGGCGACGACCGCGACAAGTGGAACACGGCCAACACCGAGAACCACGCCTATCTGAGCTATCCCAAGGGCTCACAGATGCCACAGCGCCAGCCGATTGACAGCGGCCCGGCAGCGGGCGCGCTTTCCGAAGCCATGGCGGCCAGTGACGACCTCAAATCGATCATGGGCCTCTTCGATGCGAGCCTGGGCGCCAAGAGCAACGAAACCAGCGGCAAGGCCATTCTGGCCAGGCAGCGCGAGGGCGACGTTTCGAGCTTCCATTTCATCGACAACCTCAATCGCGGCATTCGTCACAGCGGCAAAATCCTCGTTGACCTCATACCGATGGTCTACACCGGCGAGCGCATCATCCGCGTGATATCGCCGGAGGGCGAAGAGGCAGCAGCCAAGATCGGCGAGCCTGTAGAGGGTGCGGACCAACAGCCGCCTGACATGCAGGGCGTTGATCGCATCTATAACCTCGGCGCGGGCAAATACGACGTTACCGTGGACAGCGGCCCGTCATTCACAACCCGGCGCGAAGAGGCAGCCGAGGGCATGATGATGCTCACGCAAGCCAATCCCGATGTTTTCCCGCTCATTGGCGACTTGCTTGTCAAGAATTTGGACTGGCCCGGCGCGGAAGAGATAGGCGAACGGCTCAAGGCCATGTTGCCCCCGCAAGCCCTGCCACAGGGCGAGGGTGCGTTGCCGCCAGAAGCGCAGATGGCAATGGACCAGTTGCAGCAGCAATCGGACCAATCCATGCAGGCCGCGCAAGAGACGGGCATGAAGGCACAGCAGCTCGAAAGCGAGAACGCCCAACTCAAGGCCGAACAGCAGATTGCCAAGCGCATGGCCGATCTCGAAAAGCGCGAGTTGCAATTGAAAAATCAGGAACTCGGCATGGAACTGCGAATGACCAAGATGCAGCAGGAAATGCACATGCAAGCCATGCAGCAGACGCAGCAGGCAAAGCAAGTCCAGCAAACCCGCGACGTGCAAGAGCAGGCATTGTCGAGTGCCGGTGAAAACCTGGGGCAGACAATCGCAGCGACGGTACTCCCGGCGGTTGCCGATGCCATTAGGCAGGCGGTCGCGGACACGCCGGTGAAAATGCCACGCATGAAGCGCACGCCGGTCCGCGATAAACGCGGGCTGATTATGCACACGATCGATGAACCTATAATGGAAGGAATGGTGAACTGAGATGGTAGCTGCCCTCAAATATGAGAGCTTCATTGAGGTCGCGCTCAATGCCCAATCGGACGTGTTCGGCTTAACCGACACGTTCAAAGCCGCTATTCACACCGACGCTCCTGTACCGGGCACCGATGACGAACTGGCGGACCTGACGCAGATTACCGGAACGGGCTATACGGCTGGCGGCGACGATATCCAGAACGACAGCACACGATCCGGCGGAACGGTGACCATGACCGCCGTCGATGTGGTATGGACGGCTGGCGCTGCCGACTGGACCGCTACGGCGCGCTATGTATCCATACATGACGACACGAGCGTGACCGACAAGCTGATGGTGAGCTATGACTACGGCGCGACGTTCGCGCTGGGCAATGGCGAGACCTTCACGCTCGATTTCGGAGCAAACCTCGCGACGTTCGCCTGATGGGAAAAATCCTCGAAAGCCGCGAACAAGAAAAGGCGAAACATTTCCAGGCCTGTAAGCGTGTGCCCGTTGCAAAGTGGCTTGGGCTCATTCCAGCGAAGTGGATTGAGCGCCTGGAACAAGATCAAAAGCTCCCGTCCTGTTGCCGCCATCCCGAGAACCACAAGATTGAGGCGTGGTTTTCGAGCGAAACCGACAGGCAAAAGGGCATCCCCGATATCTACATTTTCATTTGCGAGGAACAGCACGAGCTTGCGCCCGCCGTTGTCGTCTTTGAAGAGTTTGATCTAGAGACTGGTGACGGGATACCGCGCGAGGTAGAGCCCGCCGAGATCGGTGAGGCTTGGCATCGGCGTTTTACGGTTGGCGGCGGCAAACGGCCTTTTTGGGAAACCAGATAAATGGTTGACGTCTAGCGCTGGCTGAATTGATTGCGGTTGCGCTGATTTTTGCGCTGTTTAGTAACAGTTTCACGACAAGAATGCAAGGTTATCCGTCATGGTAGATAATGTGACCATTCCAACCACAGGCACCGGCACGGCAACCCCTTCCGTTGCCACTGACGATGTGGCCGGGCAGCACTATCAGCGCGTCAAGATCAGCGATGGTGTTGCAGACAGTTCAACGCACCTCGATATCGTTGCCGAAGACGAAGCGAGCGCAGGCGGTGAGACCGGCATCATTGCGATGGTGCAGCGGAAGGATACCCCGGCCAATAATTCCGGCACCGATGGCGATTTCGAGTATATGCAGATGTCCGGCGGTGGCCTGTGGGTTAAGCCGCTCCGCATTATCAAGGCAATCCAGACCAATGTAACAAGACCGGCTGATGTAGCGGCCTATGTCGCCGGTGATGCTCTGTCGGACAGTACATCAGCACCAACCTCAGGCGGCTTCACCTTTTCCAATGCGGCAAGAGTTTCCGGCGGCGGCGGGTATATTGTTGGAGCAACATTTTGCACCGACAATGACCCCGCAACCCGAATTTCGGGTGAACTGTGGATATTCAATCAAGCCGTCACCAACATTAACGACAACGCTGCTTTCGCCGTTTCCGATACTGAGATCAAGACATGCGTCGGTGTAATTCCGTTCACAATGTTCGATGCAGGCAACAATGGCCTGTGCATCGTGCCCAATCTGTCCATGCCGTTTGTGTGCTCGGGCACGGCAAACCTCCGGTTTTTGTGTCGCGTTCGCAATGCGTATACTCCGGCCAGTGCCGAGGTAATTACCGCCACGATTTATGTTGAGCCGCTAGACTGATGTTTCGGCAACGTCCACCTATCATGTATCAGCCGACCGTCACATTGCTGGACACTGCCAATAGCGTCACTGACGGCGCGAGTTTTACCTTTTCCGCCATGAACCTTGGCGGCATGAGCGGGACCGCTCCGCTCAACTCACTGGAAACGACTGTAGCGAATAACAATCCACTCTTGGCCGTTCCTGGTAGAAAGGTAATTCTTTGCATCGTTCATCTTGAGGACTCGGCAACTAATTTTGGCGTGACTTCGGTAACGATTGGCGGCGTTGCCGGAACTGAGGAATTAGATCGCGGCGGCGGCACAACGGCCATAAACACAGCCATGTATCTATGGCGCAGTGAGCAGTTAGCCGCAATTGCTAACACAGATGTAATCGTCACACCAACTGAGACATGCACGGCTTGCGCCGTGGGCGTTCTTGAGATCGATAATGTGAGAAGTTCCCGATCCACGGCGGAAGGAATTGCACAAACCGCTGGCGATATAAACATTTCTACCGGCATTAACACCGATGTTGGAATTATCGGAGGAGTGGTCATCATGGGTATTTCCTGTGTGACCGGCGGCGGTACTGAGACGCCGAGTTTTATCAATCGTACCGCTTCGACCCCACCACTTGATGCATTTGAACCAGACACCCTATACTTCGGCAACAATGCGGAATTGGACTTTGCCGCTGCTGTGTTTCAGTCCCCTACGGTATTTTTCTATTCGGGTCTCGCCGCTAGACAGGGTGTAGGCGCAAATTGGTCGGGCGCTGGTGGAGGTGATGGCAATGCAATCTATATCGTATAAGCAATGCTGACCTTCTGTCGCCAGCAATATGTAGCTTGGGTGAACGCCAATGTCACGGCTGCTGACCGCCCTGTTTGGTTGGCAGAGGCTAATCAGCACTGGCATGACTATCGTTTGGGTTGGCGCTGCTTGATGACCCGAGCCTACCAAGGCCTATCGACAAACAACAGCGGACGGCGTGCAATCTTTCTCGATTGGGTCAACCGTCATCCAAACACGATAGCAATGTGGGGCGGCGACGATTGGAAGGCGGTCAGTTCTTCGCATTGGCAAGACTGTCAAGCAGGCTGGGCCGCTGCCTTGGCGGAGTTCAATTCGGGAAAGACTGAAATCGAACTAGGAGCGTAGTCATGAGCCTGCTGCTCCTATTCCAAGCACCGACTGGCGGAAACAAGACCCTCGTTGCCGATGGCACGACCTACACCGTCACTTTTGGCGCTGCCACGCTTCAAATCAATCTGCCTCTTGTGGCGGGCGGCACATCGTACAGCTTCACCGCTGCCGATGCGTCTCTTGAGCAGGGTTATGAGATCGTTGCAGAGGGCACCAGCTACGCCTTCACGGCCTCGGCTGCGTCGCTGTTCCACGGCTATGAGATTGCAGCGGATAGTGTCAGCTATTCGCTCACCCCGGCAGCGGCGACACTACAGATCAACCTGCCGCTCGTTGCTGGTGGCACATCCTACACATTCACAGCGGCGGACGCCTTTCTTGAACGCGGCTTCGAGATCGCAGCCGATGGCGTTACCTACACTTGGACCGCAGCGGCTGCCGCGCTGTCCAAGGGCCGAACTCTTGTTGCGGATGGCACGAGTTACAGCTTCACCGCAGCGGCGGCCTCTCTTGAGCAGGGTTATGAGCTTGTAGCGGGATCGGTCAGCTACTCATTCACCGCCAGCGCCGTCACACTTGAGCAGGGCTTTGAAGTTCTAGCCGAGGGAGTTGTTTACACCTTCACCGCTGCGGACGCCACGCTTACCGTTACGGCGGGTAAAACTCTCATTGCTGATGGCGTCTCGTATTCGTTCACGGCTGCCGACGCCACGCTATCGAAAACCACGATAGCGGCTGAAACCACAAACTCCGGCGGCTGGCTCTATGACCCCCTGCCCAGACCCAAGCGCCGCAAGCCGGTTATCGAGGAAGACGAAGAGCAGGAAGACAAGCCGCTTGAAGTTGTCGTTATCGGCGACGCCCCACGTAGCCCCGAAATCATCACCGGCATAGTTCAGCCCAAGCGCACCTATGCCAAGTCCAATCCGTCTCTAGCCGCCGTGGAACGGCAACGCATCGACCGCGATGCGAGAGAGGCAAAACGCATCGCCCGGATCATAGCGTCCGACGATGAATGGCTCATGATGTCGTGAGCATTCCAACCCGCCCTCTGTGAAGAGGCAAAGCCCGTCACCAACCCTCAAGGAGTGATTTGATGGACCAAAACCTATCGACCAATTTAGCGCCCGCCGAAGAGGCCCCCGCGCCGGAAGTCGAAGAAGAAGCACCCGAAACCGAAGCCGAAGAGAGCGACATAGAAGCCGCCGCACCGGAAGAAGAGTTCGAGGAGCTGGACATAGACGGCAAGCGCATCAAGTTTTCCAAGGATGCCAAGCCCTATGTCATGATGCACGCGGACTACACCCGCAAAACGCAGGAAGTTGCCGAACTCAAAAGGGCAGCGGAAGCGCAGCACGAGGAAGTCAAGCGTGAGCGGCAATTCCAGGAAGATAACCTTTCTTCGATTGCCCAGTTGACAGCCGTTTCAAGTCAGCTTGAAGCCTTCGCCAAGATCGATTTCAATCAATTGGCCAGCGAAGATCAGGACAACGCTCAACGGCTCTACTTTCAATACCAGCAATTGAAGGACGCGCAACGCGAACTTCAATCTTCCCTCGATGGGAAGAAGCGCGAATGGGACACGGCACGCGAGCAACACATTGCTACCGCCCGCCGTCAAGCCTCGGAAGCTCTTGCACGACCTGACCCCGGCTATGGCTGGGGCGGAAAATTCACGCCCGAAATCAAGCAGAACCTCGACAAGCTTGCATACAGCCTCGGCTACAATGACCAGCAATTGGCCCATGCCGAGGCCAAGGATATCAAGCTTTTCAACCTCGCCTTGATCGGGCTCAACGCCCTCAAACAGCAGAAGACCGCGCAGAAAGCCGCACCTGTTGCCGAGCCCGTTCCACAAGCGGGCCGCGCCAAAAGTGCAGCAGTCACCAATCCAGACAAGCTCTCTCCCGAGGCTTGGGTGAAGTGGCGCGAAGGTCAGTTACGCAAGAAGGAAGGGCGCTAACCCTCAACCTCACAAGCCATTCCCGTCGCGATGACGGCAAGGCCCTCGAAGGATTTCCAAAATGGCAAACACCATTCTCACCCCTACTGCGGTGACGCGCGAAGCGCTCCGCATTCTCCACGCGAAAGCGAAGTTCATCGGCACGATCAATCGTCAGTACGATGCAAGCTTCGCCAAGTCCGGCGCGAAAATCGGCAATTCGCTGAAAATCCGCCTGCCTAACCAGTACACCGTCCGCACGGGCGCGGTACTGGCGGTCCAGAACACCGTCGAAGACAGCGTGACCCTTGAAGTTGCGACCCAGAAGGGCGTCGATATCAACTTCACGTCCGAAGAACTGACCATGGACCTGGATGACTTTTCGTCCCGCATCCTGAAACCGGCCATGTCTGTTCTGGCATCCAACATTGAGGCTGACGCCTATTCGATGTACAAGGATGTGTACAACATGGTCGACAACGACGGCGCGGCCCTTACCTTCTTGAACATTCTGGATGCCAAGCGCTTCATGGATGACACTTTAACGCCGGAAGATGACGAACGCTTTGTGCAGATGAAAACTGCGCATGTGCCGAAACTCATTAACGACGTAAAGGGGCTGTTCCACGATGCCGAGGCGATCAAGAAGCAGTACCGCGAAGGCATGATCGGGCGCACTGCGGGTTTTGATTTCTATCAGAACACCGTTGCTACCGACCACACCACGGGAACGGCGGTTGAGGGCGATACGCTCTACAACGTCAACGGCGCGGGCCAGGTTGGCGCCACGCTCACGGTGGATACCGGGACGACCACATTCCTCATTGGTGACGTTATCACCCTTCCGGGATCGAACGCGGTCCACCCGGAAACCAAGGCCGATCTAGGCTATGCCCAGAAGTTCGTCATCACCGCGAACAGCGGCGCAGCGGCGACCTCACTGGCGATCTCGCCTTCAATCGTGGCGACTGGTGCCAAGCAGAATGTCACTGCTTCTCCGACAACTACGGGCGCTGTCACCAAGGTTGGTGGTGGCGCTTCCGAAACCCTCAATACCACCATGGCCTATCACAAGGATGCGTTCACTTTTGTGACCGCCGATCTTGTGATGCCCAGTGGCGTTGACTTCTCGTCCCGCCAGGTTCTGGACGGCATTTCGATGCGTATTGTTCGCCAGTACGACATCAACAATGACCAGTTCCCGTGCCGCCTGGATGTCTTCTACGGCAAGAAGGCAATCCGCCCGCAAATGGCCTGCCGCATTCACGCCGACGGCTAATAGCGTGGGGCTTCGGCCCCCGCTTTCCCATTCAACACACAAGGAAACACTACAATGGCAATTGGAAAGTATCTTTCCGACAAAAACACCGATGGCACGGCCCTTGGGCAGTCCACATCGGACCTTATCGCACTGTATGGCGGCACTCCCGCTTCACAGCGCGCATCTTCGGTGCAGGCTTCAACCAATGTCGTGACCTCGGCGTCCTTTGGAACGCTCCAGGTCGCACAGGTGCAGGAAGTCTACAATACCCTTGCCGCAATCGGTGCCTGGAAAGGTTCCGCGTGATTTCAATGACTTAGCAACAATCGAGGCCCCGAAACGTTGATGCGTAACGGGGCCTCTAATCAAACCAAACTGCTTAGGAGAATGGAATGACTACCCACAACGATAGAACAGATTTGCTCGGCTCTTTTGCGAGGGCCGCTTAATTGTACGAGGCGTACATACAGGCGGCTCCGGGGATAGATGCCCCGGAGCTGCCGCGCAACGGCAAGAAAGTTGTGTGGTGTACGCCGTGCATGAAGCGGCCCACCGATCCGCTACTCGGTGCGCTTGCATCGGCAAGCCAGGTGGTGAACGCTGCGGGCTGGGAAGAGCAGTGGGTTAGCGAAGTCGGCAATCCGTATATTTCGAATGCCCGCAACGCGATGCTGCGCAAGGCGCTGGACGCCAAGGCCGATGTGATTGTGTTTCTCGACTATGACCTGTCGTTTTCGCCCGGCGCACTGCTCAAGCTGATCGAAACCGAAGGCGATGTTGTAGCGGGCACCTATCGCTACAAAGACCCTGACGGCCCCGAAAGCTATATGGGCAAGATTTACACCCGCGACGACGGACGCCCGCGCGATATGCGCCCCGATGGCACGATCAAGGCATCATGTGTGCCCGCGGGCTTTCTGAAAGTCACCAAAGAGGCGGTGGATCGCTTCATGGGGGCCTACCCCGCACTTTGTTACGGGCCGCGATACAATCCGCACGTTGACCTGTTCAATCATGGTGCGTTCGGTAGGCTGTGGTTTGGCGAGGACTATGCGTTCTCGCGCAACTGGAACGATCTTGGCGGCGAAATCTGGCTAGTTCCCGATCTCGACATAACCCACCACGATACCGAAGGCCGATCTTTCCCAGGAAATTTTCACCGCTTTTTATTGCAGCAGCCGGGCGGCGTGAACGACCCAGCGAGGAACGACGATGGCCGGTAAGGACACAATGCGGCTTCGCATTCAGGACGAATGGCAGGACGAATTTCTGTCGGATGCGCGGGTCAATGCGGCAATCGAGAGCGCGATCAAGCACTATGAGCGCCGCGAATTCTATTTCACCCGCCGGAATGGCTCGTTCAATACCGTGGCGGATGACGCAAGCTACAATCTTATAACGGATGCCTTTTCCGGCGTGTTCAGCGGCGTGCTGCGTATTCGGACGATGACGGTCACACAAAGCGGGATCGACTCGCCTGTTCTGCCAATTGACCGTTCCTTGCTGACATCGTTGCAAACCGGAAGCGTCAAGGGCCTGCCCACGCATTACACGACCTACATCACATCTGGGTCAGGTCAGTTCATGACGCTCTATCCGATCCCTGACGCGGTGTACGCGATTTCCATTCAGGCGGCGGGCAAGCTTGCCAATGGTTCAGCCGATGAACTGTGGTTCACCGAGGCTGAGGAACTCATTCGTTACAAATCGAAGGTAATACTTGCGATTGACGTGCTTAACGCGCCGGACTTGGCCGAAGGCCCGGCAGCGCTAGAGCGCGCGGCCTTTGCCGAGCTTATGGCGGAAACTCGCCGCCGCGACCCCGAGCCTCGCTTGATGATGCCGGACATTGCCACGCAACGCCAATTCAATATCTACACGGGCTAACGATGCTTATTCCCTTTGCCGAATGGCGACCCGACGCGGCAGCGCTTGCGCCCGACGCTGGGCAGGAAGCGTTTGGTGTGGTGCCGACGTCTTACGGATACGGCCCGGCCCCCCGCTTTGCCGCCGTGACGAGCGCCATTACCGCGCGGGCGCAAGGGGCCATATCGGTTCGCGATTTGGCGGGTGCCATCCACAATTTCTGTGGCGACGCCACGAAGCTCTACAAGATGGCGGCGGACGGCCTGTCATGGGCTAATGTCTCCAATGGCGGCGGCGCACCGTATGCTTGCCCGTCAGATGGCCAATGGAATTTCTTCCAGTTTGGCAATTCGCTTATTGCGATCAACGGCGTTGACGCGGCACAGGTCTATACGCTCGGCGGCGGCGGCAACTTCGCAGCTCTTGGCGGGTCGTCGCCGGTCGCCAATTTCGGAACCGTGGTTAGGGGTTTCGGCGTCATGGGCCGCATAGCGAGCGCCTGGAACCGCGTGCAATGGTCAGGTATTGAGGATGTAACGACCTGGGCATCGAGCGCCACGACGCTTTCGGATGCACAAGACATACCGGAGGGCGGCGCGGTCATGGGCATGACCGGCGGTGAATACGGCGTCGTCTTTCAGGAACGCGCCGTCACCCGCATGTCGTTTGAAGGCCCGCCCACAGCATTCAGGTTCGACAAGATCAGCAACACGCTTGGCTGCCGGGCATCCGGTTCGATAGCGGCCTATAAGGATATGGTGTTCTGGCTGTCCGACGATGGCTTTTACCAAATCGACGGTGGACTGAATATTATTCACATCGGGGCGGAAAAGATCGACCGCTGGTTCGAGGACGAGTTCGACGGCAATTACCCCTATCGGATTACATCGTGTATTGACCCGATCCGCAAATTGTATGTCGTGTCGTTTCCCGATGGCAATGACAGCGACACTCCTAACCAGATGTTGTTTTACCATTGGCCGACGCAGAAATGGTCACGGGCGGGCCGGACGCACGAGATGGTGTATGCCGCCGCCAACCAATCAAGTTACACGCTTGACACACTCGATACATTGTCCGGCAGCCTCGATGCACTGACGCTCTCTCTTGACAGCCGGACCTACACGGGCTCGGGCCGCTTGCAGCTTTCGGGCTTCGACACACTTCATAAATCCGGGTTTTTCGACGGCGCACCTGAGACTGCCGTTATCGACACCGGAGATATTCAACTAATTCCCGGCAGAAAAAGCCTGGTGCGGTCATTCAGGCCGGTCATCCAGGGTGCGATAGGTGCTGGTGAGCAAATATTCGGGTATGTCGGCTATCGGGACCGGCAGCAGGATAGTCTTACCAGTACATCTCTTATTGCAGCGACGGAAACCGGCATGGTGCCCGCCCGCGCTGGGGCGCGATACCACAGGTTCAAGATACAGTTTTTGGTCAACGATTGGGACCACGCCATCGGCATTGACGATGTGAAAGCAAGCCCACTTGGGAGGCGCTAAATGAAAGCTTGGCTATTGATTTACATCCTTGAAGGCGATCCGGTCATGCTGGCCGATTATGCCACTGAGATCGAATGTACGACGATCCTCGTGTCGGTGAGGGCGGCAAGCACGACTGTGGAAGGCAATGTGCATCGCTGCTTGAAGCGGACTGATTATGAAACCGCGCTCGCCATTGCCGACCGCCGCAATTATGAAATCTGGAAACTCGAAAGAGACTGACATGCTCGGGAAACACAACAAGGAAGCCTGGAGCCGCGAACACGTCAAGGCTCCGGTGCGGTGGCAGAGTGCCCCCGGGCATCCGCCCACGCGGCTTGCCTATATCACCGATCAAGAGGCCATGGCTCTCAAGCAGCTTGACCTGCACAATTCCGGCATTCGGACTGAGGATCATTTCGGCCCCAAGGGCTTGCCGTCATACAACGGCGCTGGCGGCGGCGCGTACAGCCGCACGTCTGGCGATAG